AGCTGATGCTGTGCTCGGGCTGGCTGGCGCTGTTGCTGATGTCGCTATAGGTGAACGCCTCGGCCAGACGTGCAAAGGCATCCACGTAATAATCGCCGTCATCCTCTGGGGCATACCCAATCTGTTCGCGGGTGGTGTCGCCAACTGAATTAACCGTGAACACCACAGGTGTGCCGGTGAAAGGGTTGTCGACTGGGTCAAATCCCAGGTCACTGGTGCTCAACGTCAACGTATCGCCGACTGAATAGCCCTCGCCACTGCGGGTAATAGTCCAAGTGTCGATAGCACCGGCTCCGGTAGTGCTAATCCGCACCCTGGCCTTTGTTCCGGTCGTGCTTCCAGCAACCAAAGACACATCGCCTTTGTTTACAAGGCTTGCGGGATAACCACTGCCAGCGTCGGTCAGCGTTACTCGCGAAGTAGACAATCCATCCGTAACACCAGTGTTCAGGTTGGCGAAGGCGTTAATGCCCAGCACTGCCGCAGAACGACCAATGCCGTCGATCCCGTTGAACACCAGCTGCACATCACCGCTGGTCCGCACAACCTTGGTAGAGACATGGGGATCCAACAGCAGCAAAGTACCTGCCCCGCCTCTGTTGCTGTTCCGTACTTCCCAGCCCGACAACGGAATGAACCGAAACTCTCGGCGCTTGCTGTCGGAAAACCTCAGGCGGATGTAGTTGTAAACGTCCTGGCTGGTCTGGCTGCGGATGCCAAAGCATTCATCAAGCGTGGTGAAATTGCTTTGATCGACGTCGCGGTACTGGATCTTAAAAAAGCTATACCGGTCATCAGCACTGGTGTATTTGCCCGTCAGAATTTCCTTCCGATAGGACTCGTCCTCGGGGCTGTCACCGTCCTCTTGCCCGCCACAAAATTCAGCGTCAACGTATTCCTGGTAATTCGGATATTCACCCTCATAAGCCGGTGGAATAACAAGGGAGTTGAAGTTGGCAATACCGCTGGACTTGATGCCCAGCACAGACTTGAAGCCGACTTCAATGGTTCGTGCGGCACGCTCCAAGGCAAATGAAGCGATGCTCACCTGCATCATGTGGCTGGTCTCTGTGGCGTTTCGTGCGCGGCGGTTTGGATTGTCCTTGTAGTCGTCGGTGTCGAAGTAGGGACCTCGCTCCAAGTTGTTCTCACGCCAGACATTCACATCACCGGGCTCGATGCACTCGAACGTATGCGTGACAGTGCGCCCGTCACCGTCGCCATCTGCCTCGCTAACAAAAGGTTGGTCAGACCTTTCGGTGCAAATCAACAGGGCACTTCCCGCCTTATACAGATCACCAACGTTGATGCGCTCGTCGTAGCCCCGTTGCAGGCTGCTGATCGTGCTGGCTACGTCCTCATTCTTAATTTCGCTTTCTTCCTCGCCACCGCTGGTGCTATCGCTGGATTCAAAAATTTGATCCTGGTCGCTTGACCGGTAGATCCTGTATTCAATCGTGTCGCCTTTGGCTAAGGAACGCTCTTCCTCGGTTTCACTGTCAGCAATAAAGAAGCCAGCTCTGGTGCTGAACATCGCCCGGTCTTTTTTGTTCTGGGCGACCTTCTGGTTGCTGTCCTGCCGTTCATATTCACCGTCCTTGCGAGATTGCCACTGCGTGACGGCCTCGAACCGTTCGCCCAGTTTGAAGCCAAACCGGTTGCCCACAAATCCGTAGACACCGAACTGGGATTGATTGCTGGGAATGACGGCCTGACAGAACGCTTCCGTAGGCAGCTCTGAATCACTTTCGATGCAATAAACGTCAGCGCCCCTTTCGCTTTCTGGGAGTTCTGGTCTGGCCTTATTGCCTGGATCGTTATCAGGAATGACACCTAGTTCGTAATAAGAGCCAGGCTCACCACCCTCAATTCGGCCATTGCCTGGTGAGTAATACATGGTGGCCCGCCCTGCTTCCTGGTTGGCTTCCAGGTAGTAGCTGCCAAGGGTGTTGTTCCCTAGGGCCGTCTGAGCAAAGTCGATGATCGGACCATCGGCAACACCAGCAACGTTCGTGGCCTCTCCCACCATGAACAAGCCACGGAAAAACTGACCCCCTCCGATTGACTGCAGCTGTGACCAAAGCAGGTTGGTGTTGACGCGAATGCCCCCATACCGGTTGCCACTTAACGTCTCTCGTTTTGCATACACGATTGGAATCACACTGCCCAAATTGACTACGTTCTGGACAGAGTCGAAGCCGGACTTTGGAGCGAAACGATCCTTACGAACAATGTCCTGACCATCAACGGTGGACTCTTCCAGCTTGGCCTCCTCCGGCTCCTGCTGCTTGGGTGCAAGCAATGCAGAGATGGCACTCAGAGCAATACCAACCAGCAGCGTTACCGCAAACGTCACCAGCTCAAACGCCAGTGGTTCGCCCGGTCGAAACGTCGAGCGGCGACGGCACTCCAAACAAAATGCCCGATACTCAGCCTCACTAAGGCCGAGAATGTCCATGATCTCCCGGTCTTGTGGGAGCAGTGCGATAGGAGTCTTAGGGTCGAGCATTACAGAAGAGCAACGTCGCCGGTACTAGGCAAAGAACCGACAAGGAAATTAGAAAGTTTTCTTCGAGGGACATCCCCGGAAATTGCATCCAGCGGACTGGACAAGGTCAGGGATAACCGTGAGGTGTCGTGCGAAAAACCAGTGATCATGAACGTGTCTTCCATAAAGTCGTCTACTTCCCTGAAGCTGGTGGGGTCTAACCAAACGGTTTTGATATCAACCATCCACCTCTCTTCCGCGGCATCTACAGCCATATTCAGAACTAGCTCGTTAAAGGCAAATACCAGCGAGGCGTCTAGGTTGCCGCCTTGTAAGTCGATGACGCTGCCGCTATATCCGAAGCTGGCGTAGACGTAGTTTCTGCCTCGATAAGCTTTTGACGTGCCATACGCAAAATTCTGAAAATTGAAGTCGCCATCGTTCAAGCTGATGTACGTCCCGACTGCTACGCCGCTCATCGATTAACCCCCGCCATCTTTCGGCTAGCTGGATTGTTGCGCAGGTCGCGAATAGTTGCTTGACGTGCCCTGTTGGAGGATTGCGTCAGGCCCTTCTGGAACTGTTCCTCGGTCACATACGTCTGGTTGTTGATCACGGTGGATTGATAGTCAACCTTCAGTGGTTCAGGGTTGTTAATTACGCGCTCCTCATACTCACGGAACATGTTCATCGTCGAGGTGTTGCGGCTGGTCTCAGTGCTGATTGAACGAGCACCGTTGGCCACCGCAAAAGCTTCACCCTGCGAAGCTGTGCCGTCGACCCCTGCTGCTGTTCCGCTGCCGTTGCTCTGCAGTGCCTGGGTGGCAGTGGAGAACGCATCATTTGGAATGACCGTACCTGCTGCGCCGGGAATCACAAGTTCAGGGCCTTTCTCTCCGACGATGTAGGGCATCCCTGCATTGATGGGACCGCCTTCCGCTCGGTAGCCAGGTAAACCCTTCGGTCCAAACAGCCCGCCTGGTCCTGCTGCTTGGTTGATTGCAGAGTTGATCAGGATGCGGCCCACCGTGCTCAACAGTTGACGGCCAATGTCCATCAACACATCTGACAGCCTCTCTGCTTCGCTAACAGCAGCAGCAATGCCATTCACCAGCGTGTCTTCAATGGCTTGACCGACCGCCTGGCCAATCTGATTCCACATTTCCCGCTGTTCCTGCAAAAGCTCTTGTCGCTTCCTCAAAGCAGCATTCCCCTTGAGCAAGTTCAAAACATCCTGGTAGTACTGATCTCCTAACCCTTCGGCAATATCTGCTGCCTGCTGCTGAAGACGGACCTGTTCCGCTGCTTCCGGTCCTTTGTTGACCAGTGCCTCTAAAACGGCTTTCTCTTGCTCCAACGGTTTTAGACCTTCTTTCTTAGCCTTATCTATTTCTTTGTCTATTGCCAGTCTGTCTCCAGCTAGCTTTATCAATTCTCGATCTAGGTCAGCTTTAGCTTGTTGATTAGCAATAGCTCTCTCATCTGCGTACAAGTCATCTGCTGCTATATCAGCTAGCTCTTTTTCATAAGTAAGTCGTGCTTCAATTTCACGATTGACTAGCTCTAATTGCTCTAACTCTCTTCCATATATTCCAAGCGTTGACTCGGCTATTTTGTTTTGCGCTAGGGATAGCTCAAGATCACGTTGCATTTGCCCTGCTCTGCTTTCTCGAGGTGTTGAGGCTGAGCCGCTTCCTTTTCCAGTATCAGGTGTTTCAACTGGTTTTGTAGGTGGATTAGGGGCCAGTCCTTTCTGCTTAGCCTGCAAATCTTGAAGAATGTCAATCTGACGATTCAACTCCGCTTTAGCCGTCTTAAGTCTCGTCTCAAAGTTATTGTTTGCCTTACCGCCTTGACCCGTAGCGCCACGATCAACAAGTTTTTGGAACCTTTCAATGTTGTCTAACTCGGCTTGAATTTTAGCTTGTGTTTTGTTGATTGCACCTTCTACCCCTATACCTAGGAAGTTTTGAAGCGCGATTGCTGCTGCATTTATAACTTCGATGATCTTTGTGAAAACGTTCTGAAACGCTGCACCTACAGGCTGGAGCAGTATTCCGACATTTCTTTGCAGGTCGCCCAGAGCTTTTTCTAGGCGCTGTCCTGCCAACGCTGGTCCATTGACAATCTCCTCTGCATTCTTACCAAAGCGCTTAAATAACTTTGAAGTGAACTTGAGGAAGTCCTCGACGGTGACTTCGCCATCATTCAAAGCCTTGTCCAGTTCTTTAGGAGTTTTACCAACAGCGTCGGCAAAAAGTGCAAACGCACCTGGCAATCTTTCGCCAATTTGTCCGCGTAATTCTTCGGCTTGAACTTTACCTTTGGACAGAACTTGGCTGGTCGCTAACAAGATTCCTTGCAGTCTTTCGTTATCACCGCCAAGGGCAATGTTTGCCGATGCTAGTCCCTTGTAAATACCTTCTGTCTCTTCAATACTCAGGCCGTTGGCTGTGGCTGCCGCAGTCAGTTTGGTGAATTGTTTGGTTGTCTCTCCAAGATCCTGTTGGAAGCTTTCCGACAAGCTGTTGACGCTCTCTAATGCCTTCCCGTAATCATCACCAAAGGTGATGCCGCGCAGCGCCTGTTGAAATTTCTGCGTCTCGGCTGCAGCTACAGCCGCTTTTCCCGCATAGTCAGCTGCAGCTACTGCAGCGACGCCAAGAGCAGCCCCCAGCAACGTAACGGGGTTGAGTGCTGAGGCAGCGATACCAGCAAGACCACCGGCTGGACCGGCCAGGCCCAAACCCGCACCTGCAAGTCCACCCTGAAGCAGACTCTTGCCAAAACTGCCGCCACCTCCGCGACGTCCACCACCTCCAGATCTACCGGGATCAGTGCCTGGCTTTAAGGGTTTGCGTTTCTCAAGCTTGTCCCATTCCTTGTTCAGGCGCTGCAGCTTCTTGAGCGCCTTGTCCGTCTTCAGATCGACGTTCGGCGCCTTGAACTTTTTTCCCAGCTTCTGCAGGCTGGCATTGAGATAGTTGACCTTTTTATTTACCTGGTCAAGCTTGTCCGACAGCTTCGTGAGCTGGGACAGATTTATGACTTTTACGCGGACATCTGCGCCGTAAACAGCCAAGGCTCAGTCGCGTTACTTCTGCCAGTCTATCTGCGTTGCCTTGCCCGTTTCATGGCCTGGTCTTGCTGACGATTGGTGATTGAAAAGTACGCGGCCCAGCCCAGCAACTCCTCCGGAGTCACACGGTCATGAAGCTCCTGCACGGTGTAGCCGAGTTCCTTGGCCACACCGAAACTGAGCATCATCCAGTTATCTGCCTCAATCTCCTTCTCCAGAGCTTTTCATGTCGAGGGGCTCCTCCTCCTCTCCAGGTCCCAACATCGCCAGCATCATCCCCTGCACGTCCTCATCCCGGGTCGCATTCTTCAGATCAGCAATGTCTCCAGGGCTGAACAGGCGACTGCCGTTTTCGTCAACAGCTTTTGCAACCAGAAGATGCAAGGCGTACTGGTTTACGTCATCAGTCTTGGCGTCTTTTTGTGCCTTCTCTCGCTCAGCCATGGTTAAGGGCTTTGCGTAGAACTCAAAATCTGACCCATCAGCCAGAACAATCGCGCGCTTTGATGGCTTGAGGTTTGCCGCCTTCTTGAGGCGATCAATCGCTCGTCCTGCCATACAAACTCAACTCAGTTAAGTGAATCATACAAGCATGAAAAAGCCCCGCCATATAGACGGGGCCGGTTTTCACCACGCTCAAATTGTGAAAGCGGTGGGTTGCCCAGAGAGGCTGAACTGAATCGTTGCAGTCGTCACCTCGGACGGGGTGACGCTGAAACTGAACCCCAGAAGGGTCACAGGTGCTTCGATGTAAGCCGAAGCTGTGTTGTCAATTTCGCCGTTTTCATCACAAATGGTGTTGATGTACAGGCGGATCTTTGCACCCAGCTGGTCCTTCTTTAGAGAAGAGCCGATGACTCGAGATGCCATCGAAGACTGATCAGCGGTGAACTGAACCTCTACAGATCCAGTACCGTCGATGTACCCGGCTTGGTACGTCTTGAATGACGCAAGGCCGCTACCGTCCGCGCTGCATCCGCAACTCAGACTTGTAGTTTCCACTTGATCCCTGTCCAGCGAAAAGCTGAAGCTTGAAACGTGGCAGACTGAAGTGAATTCAGACAGGCTCATATTGATGTGCCCACCGGGCGTGTCCGCAGACAAGCTGTTGGTGAACGCAATATCGGTTCCGGATGCTGACGTTGCTTCAACCGTCGCCCCAGCTGCTGTGATGGCAGTGATGGTGTAGTCAGTATCGGCAGTGAGGCCGCTAACCAAAGTCGCACCACCTTCGACGGTGAAGGTGACAACATCGCCGACGACAAAACCATGACCACTCGGAAGAGTGATTACGCCAGGATCAGCAGTTGGAAAGTCGGTGTAATCCAGAAGACACACTGAGGTGCCTGCAGGAGTAAATGAAACTGATCCGGAATCCCCGGTCAGCACTGTGTTGCCGCAAGCGACAGGCATAACTTAAAAAACGAAGGACGTTCGGGCGTTCTTCGGGCGTCTAGGTCACAGACCCAGTCGAGTTGAGTCTACTGCTCATACTTTGCGGACACCGCCACGCTTAATCGAGTCAAGAAAAAAGGCGTGCTGTCTAGCGCTTGAAACGTGGGCCCATTCATGTCGCCAACCCAGCCGACGGCACCCGTGGCCACATAACCCTTGCAACTGTTTAAGTCGTTCAGTGCTTGCATCACTGGAGTGATGATTTCTTGCGCTCTAGCTGGGCCGGTCCCTTTTGCGCTGTAGCACTCCACCACCAATGAACCTTGCAACTGCTCCATGTTTCCGCCCAACGTCTTCGTTGTTGTAGACCCGAATTGAAGGTCGACCGTTGCATACTCCGACCCGGCATCGGGAACCGTAAAAGCCTGGTTTGCCACATAGCAGGAAACTGGAGTCGATAACCCTGCTAACGCATCGATTACAGCTGTTTCAAAAACAGCTCGAACAGCTTGAAAACTCATTGGTATCTCCTAAATACAGATACGAGAGAGGCATTTACAGTCTTGCCCGCTAGTGAGTTCATGTAAGTGTCAAACCAGAACTTCGGAGCGGTTAGACGTACAGGCTTTCCGTCCATTGTCGTAAATGATGGCGATCGTCTGCCTGTTGGAGTTGGCAGCAGATCCATCGCATACATCGCATACTGCGCACGATTGCCGATCGTGTAGCCCTCCTCCAATGAAGACCTAGGCACAGACACCGATGCTTTCCCTGCGCTGTAGGAAGGTTCCGATCTCGGTGCCTTAAGGACGGGGTACACCGTTTGAACATTCTTGGGAATATCGACATCTCCAGGTTGAATCACCCACAGGGAGTAAAACTGCCCTGACCAGTACGGCCCCCAATACTTCAGATCCGCTGTGATGTTGCGGGCGACTTCCTCCATGCCTTCTGAAAAGGCTTGCATTAGATCGCGGGAAGCATTCTTCAGGGGCCGGACTGCCATTACTGCGGCCTCACGATGCAGGTAAACATCACAGGGTTATCGCCTCGATAGGTCAATGCGTCGACCACCTTGCAGTTCTTGTCTCCGCTGGGAAAAGACACGACAAAGCGATCGTCAGTGGTGATGTAGTTCCCGCCGATCTGGCCGGGATCAATGATCAATTTGAAATCGGTGGTCTGGTAGAGCCCCTCGTATTCAGTGGGGTCCAGCTCCAGCAAAACAGCTTTGACTGAATAGACCGTTTCACTGTTGGTGACTTGACCCGTTGCTGGGTCATAAGTGCCCGGGCCGCTTACTTGGATGAACGTGCAGGCCGACCCCCACTCCTGCACTAGAGGTCCAGGCAGAGGACCGAAGACATCGTCGACCTTTGAAATCAGCCCGCCTCCAACCCGTTTTTCAATCTTAGACGGGCTTGATAGCGACGACTGGCTGCGGCGGCTTTGCCTTTTGGTGTCTGGTCGT